GCGATAGTTCCTGAAATAAATGCTTTCTTTGAAACTTGTAAGATTTGTTTAGATACAAAGGGGGTAGTTGAAATTGCCTAGCCAACATACACAATGGTATAAAGATTCTCGCCTAATAGAGGCTTTGGACCAGATACGCCAAAGAGATATGGGATTCATGTCCTATTGTTATTTTTGTGGCAATAAGTCCACAGGAATAAAGGCGGTAAAAGAAAAGCTATTTTCTGTTTGTTCTAATCATGAATCTGATCAAAATCCAGGGGTAGATCAGTAAAATCCCCATAGGCTTCTTCACATAATGGGCAATAGCTATTAGCAGTTCTGGTCTCATCCAAACTAATCAGCAATAATCCTTTATCCTGCATATCTAACATTTCTGGATCTATTCTTCCATGGACTATGGGGATTAGTTTTGTCTTACATCTTATACAGTTGGTTATCATACTAGGATAGTTTAGCATACTCCTATATACCGCCTTGATTTGCATACCCGCCCAAAGTTGTGTATAATTGGATATAGAAGGCATACAACTGATGGCTCGCCGTGTGGTTGGTAGTCTTCTCTCCCCTCCCTTTCTGGGGGAGCAAGTCGTCCCTCCCTTTCTGGGGATGCGCTCCTGAGCATGAGCCCTAAACTGCTCCCTTTCTGTATAATAGATATATGTGTAAAGAATGTGGTAATTGTAGTAAAGAGCATCCCTATTCTATGGATGACGCTATAGATAAATCTTTAGACTTAACTTAATTGACATACCGCCTAAGTTATGGGACAATGAAGTATGAAAACTTGTATAAAATGTGGCCTTGAGTTGCCATTATCAAGCTTTTATAATAAATCTGGACAATGTAAAGAATGTGCTAAGAAATATGCTAATCAATGGCGTAAGGCCAATCCAGAAAAGGTAAAGAAATATTGGAAGAATGCCAATAAAGAGCGTTGGCCTAGACAAAAACAAGATAAAGAATATATGCTTAAGAAAAAGCAATATAGAAAAGATACTAGTGCTATCCGTGTAGCCAGAGCAAAAGCATGGAATGAAGCCAATAGGGATAAGTTTTATAAATATGTGTATAACTCTAGTACAGGTAAAAAGGTAAAGAATAATGGAGGATCTTCCTATAAGATTTTAAATAAGGAGATTGATAGGCTTTACTCCATGCCCTGCTCATTTTGCGGGACTACAGAAAAGATTACGATAGATCATATTATTCCCATATCTAGATCGGGAAATCACTCTGTTGGAAATTTACAGCCTTTATGTAAGTCTTGTAATTCTAGTAAAAAAACAAAGCTTAATTCAGAATATAAATATTGGTTAAAGCAAAGGGAGAATGCCTAACCATATTGCCCCGCAAAGGGGCAAATGGTGGTTTTGTATTTCTATTTTGCGCCGAACTTAAAAGCGTAATTGACATATAGGTGTTATTGGTGTATAATCTATATATGGAGAAAGGCAAAGTTGTAATTTGTAATATTTGTTCAAAAGAAATTGAAGTACGTTGGGGTATCTTTGGTCATGATACTTTGAATAGACACAAAAGAGAGCATAGAGATGAATAATTGGACAGAAGAGCTAACGGATAAACAAAAAGAACAAATTTGGGATTTTATTGTTTTTACAGTAAAAGAAATTAGAGAGCAGATTGCTTTAGACATAGAATATACCTACGATGTTTGGGCTACACACGGAAAAGCTAAAAGCAGGCAAACTAAAAAAGCTTTTATGGCTTGTGCAGATATTGCAAGAGGATTAAACGAAAATATATAGTTATTTATTAGAGCTATCATCAATAGCTTTATTTAATACCGCAAAATCAATAAAAGATCCAGTAAATAACATGCTCCCCATATGCTGTAGTTTTACCCATGGCATAAGCCATGTTTTATAACCAATTTTATTTGCCCATCTTGTAAAGAAATAATCTTCCGATAAATATGTATTGTCAATTTCATCAATTTTACAGTCAAAATATGCAAACATTGGTTCTTCTGTTTTAGCATTTACATATTTTTGTTCTGGATATGCTTGATAAAACTTTTCAAATACTTCTCTTGAAATTAGCATAAAACCAGTACTTCCATCTTTAATTTCTACAGGTTCCGTTAGTGTTATTTCTCTTTTCTCACCATAAAAATTAATTCCATACCGTCCAGAATATTTCATATAGTCTGAATCTTCTTTAATAAGCCCAAGATCTTTTGCTTTTTGTATTCTATCCCAAACAATAGTTTTATGTGGATATGGGCCAACAATAATCTTCTTATCTTCATTAGTTGCAGCTAAATACACAGCATGAATAAAATCCACATGATCAAAAGAAATATCACCATCAATAAAAAATAAATAATCATAATCACTATCTAAAAACTTTTTAACAATTTCATTTCTACCACGAGCAATCAGAGATTCTGATGTTATATATGTCATTCCAAGCTTTATATTTTCTTTAGCGCAAAAAATAGATAGCCTCATCATTGATTCAAAATAGTTAGCAAAGTTCATACCGCCATACATTGGAGTTCCAACCATTACGCTTTTACCACGCACTATATTTAAATCTATATTATTTTTTATTGCCATTTTTATCCTCCCAGATCATTTAATTATACACTATAGTTGCAAAAACGCTTCAAACCTGGTATCATAAAGATATGGCAGAGGTATCATTTGAAATATTTAAAGCTGGTCATGAAATGCTTTTATGTACTATTTGTTTTTCAGTCATACCGCCCCATAAACAGGCAGATCATGTAAGATGGCATGATAAATTAAAAATAGAAAGATAACATGAGTAACAAAGTTGTTATATGTTATATTTGTTCAAAAGAAATTGAGGTGCGTTGGGGTATATTTGCTCATGACACTTTAAGTAGACACAAGAAGGAACATAATGGGAAAATGTAAATGTAGTTTTACAAGAGATACGGAGGGAAATTGTGACGGTACTCACAATGTCGTCAAGCAGGTACGAGAGTCTATTGCTAGAGAAATTGAATCAATAGAGATTGAAACAAGTATTACGAATGCACTTGGTATGAGAATGATGGCAGCTAATATTGCTAGAGGCAAGAAGTGAAAAAATATAAATATTTTACAAAAGATATTGATAATAATTGGGTTGAAGTAGAACAAGATATTGCTAATGATGTCATTAGACAATATGTTGAAAGAAAATATATAGGTGTAATAATTTTAGCTCCTTTTATTATTGGATTTCTTCTTGGTATTATTGTTTCTTGACATAGCCATTTTGTTATGGTAAACTGATAAAGCTGGAAAAGCGTAACTATAGAGAAAAGAGAGAGCATGAATCCAGAAATTACATTAGTAGGTCGTCTAGGCACAGATCCAGAAAAGATCGGTGACAAGGGAGTTCGTTTCCGTGTTGTTACAAGTGATCGTGTAAAGAATGCAAATGGTGAGTGGGTAGATAAAGACACATCTTGGTGGACAGTTAAGATGTGGAATAAAGCTGCTGAACAGGCAATGTCTACGGTGAAGAAGGGCCAGGAAGTAATTATTCGTGGAACCATTTATCAAGATACTTGGACAGACAAAACAGACGGCTCAACACGTAGCTCATATGATGTGCGGGGGGAATCTATTGGAGTAACTTCCTATAGCCTTTCAAAGAATGTATCGCCAGCAATGGCAATGACAGCATCCACTGAAGATCCGTGGAAGTAAAATATGCGTCATGAAGATGACTTCATCGGAGAGTGGAGGACGACGAGGGTAGATAAATCTCGTCCTCCGCTTCGGTGGATTGCAAATATAGCAGGATCAATAGCCTCCAAAGGATTGCTTGATATATCCTATATGGAAGATGCAGGATATACAGGTTGGAAATATAAAGTAAATCTATTTTTATGGGATACCTTTTGGCCTATCTACGATAAATATGGAACTTTTTACGAAATAGACATTGAAGAAGATGGTGATGTAATGTGATGACTTTTACAGAAAATGCAAAAAACAAAATATCAGAACTCATTGATGAATATAAGATAACAAATCCACATCAATTTATTTTTTTAAGAATATCTGTACAGCCTGGCGGATGTTCAGGATTAAAATATCAAACTTACTTTGACTATGAAAATAAACTAGAAGATCATTTATTGAGATTTGAAAAATTTGATGTAAGAATAGACAAAATGTCTTTGCCTTATTTAGAAGGAGCAACACTAGATTTTATTAATACAATTGAAAAACAAGGTTTTACTATCGATAATCCAAATGCACAAGGAGGATGTGCGTGTGGAGATAGTTTCTACTAGAATATAGGTAAAAATGTTTAAGAAAAAAAATATAATTAACTTTGAGTCGGCAATAGATATATATCCAGACAACTTGGTTCCTGCTAAAAAATTAATACCAAAATGGTATAAAGATATACCAAAATGGCAGGATGGTATATTAGTTTCTCCGCCCAACCCCAAACTAAGAAAAACTTTAAAAAACTGTATTCCATTTTTAGATGCTTTAATTTCTGGATACATTGTTACTCTGGCACACGATGTTGTAATAACAAAAGATTCGTTGGGAAATCCATTTTTGACAGCTAACCATTATGGTGATCCAGCAATTTTAAATAGAGACATTGAAATGAGTTACGTTCAAAAGCCAAATGGTTTTTATAAAAATGAATTTGCATGGAACTTTCCATTAGCAATAGAAATTCCAAAAGGATATAGTGTTTTAGTTACTCATCCTTTTAATAGATTTGATTTGCCATTTATTACCCTTACTGGTATTATAGATAGTGGATGGATAATTCCAGCAGGTGGTCAGGCACCCTTTATATTGCAAAATAACTTTGACGGAATATTAACAAAGGGAACACCTATAATGCAAATTATTCCATTTAAAAATGAAAACTGGATTTTAGAAAAAAAGAATAACTTAGTTGAGTCTGCACAGGTTTATTTGAAAAAAAGTAATTCAGTGATATCTGGGTGGTACAAAAATAATATATGGAATAAAAAATCGTATGATTAGGAAAAATAAATGAGTTTTTTTATATATTTAATTAAGTCTATGCCAATGATAATTAAACAAAAAGTATGCAAGCATATAGAAACCAATAAATCTTCTTGTCCATTTACTGGTTTAACTTACGTAACATGTGTTAAATGCTGGAAAAGAATTTCAGCTATAAAGACAAATTAAAATAAATTAAGGAACAATAGCTCAGTTGGTTAGAGCCCCCGACTCATAATCGGGTCGTCGTAGGTTCAAGTCCTACTTGTTCCACAAGGTCTATCTAGATTCGACTCAGGATAGATACAACTGCCCCGAAAATGTCGCTGGCATAGATGGTGGATTGCACTTGTCGAGAGTGTCCGCTGGAATCGTTGTCTAGGGAGTAGAGCCAGTAGTTATATTCGCTGTAAAAACAGATAACGTGACTGGCATACAAGGTCCATTAGCTCAGTTGGTTAGAGCGCTACCCTGTCACGGTAGAGGTCGTCGGTTCAAGTCCGATATGGATCGCATGGCACTATCGTCTATCGGTTAGGACATCGCCCTTTCACGGCGGAAAGACGGGTTCGATTCCCGTTAGTGCTGCCAATGATATAATCATTGCATGTCGTTAGAAGAAGAAATTAAAAGTATATTATTTCAAATTGGCAAAGATATTAAAATACACAAAATAGATTCTCAAAATTCAATCATTGAAATTGATTACGATAAGTACGTTAATGCTATAATTGATGTTATCAATAAAAAGGGGTAGTCTTGGCAAAAATAGTATTCTTGAAGAAATACTAAAATATTCTATTGACTCAGATCTTCTTGTGTGGGTTCATACCCATGGTTGGAGAACTCCTGGCAAATTTGAAATGGACAGAGTATTAAAAACTCTATCTGATTATGGTATTCCAACAATGACATATCATCTTGACCTTTGGTTTGGTTTACAAAGACAAAAAGATTTAAACACACACCCTGTTTATAAACACATTGGTCATTTTTTTACTGTTGATAGCAAGATGGCTGATTGGTTTAATACTAAAACAAAAGTAGTTGGACACTACGTCCCTGCTGGGGTTTATGATAAAGAGTGCTATTTAAAAGAATATCCTAAAACACATGACGTTGTTTTTGTTGGTAGCAAAAGATACCATCCAGAATGGGAATATAGACCTAAGCTAATTGACTGGTTAGAGGAAACCTATGGTGATAAATTTGAGCACTACGGAAGCGGTGGAAAACCAGCTATACGTGGACCAGTATTAAATAAATTGTATGCAACATCAAAAGTTGTAGTTGGGGATACCCTATGTATTAATTTTAATTACCCAAATTACTGGTCTGATCGTGTTTATGAAACAATGGGGCGTGGTGGTTTTATAATTCATCCATATGTTAAAGGTATGGAAAGAGAGTTTGAAGATAAAAAACATCTTGTATTTTATGAATATGGAAACTTTAAACAACTAAAACAACTTATTGACTATTACTTAAAGCATGATGAAGAGCGTGAAACAATACGAAAAGCAGGTCATGAACTAGTTAAAAGCAAATATACATATAAAAATAGATGGGAACAAATACTTAAGGAGTTAAAAATATGATATATACCGTTCCAATTGCAAGCCTTGTTAAATTTGATTTAAGAGATGAGTATGAAACAGATCAAATTGTAGTAAGAGAAATTTGGCAAGAAAATGTTTATGAGGTTAAAGACACTCATTTCAATAGGGGTGGTGTAGTTATTGATATTGGGGCAAATATCGGTGCATTCTCTGTATATGCTGCTCATCATGGCGCTACTGTTTATGCTATTGAACCTGAGCCACATAATCTTGAAGCTTTAAAACGTAATATTGAAATAAATAAAATGGAAGATAAAATATATACTTGCCCATATGCTATTAGTGATTTTAAAGGCACTGCAGTGATTCATGATAGTGGTGGTGGATCAAGCATTAAAGATGATGGCATGTTTGGTGCAGAAGTAGAAGTTATGCCGCTTGATAATTTCTTTATGCTATATCATATTAACGAAGTTGATGTATTAAAAATAGATGTTGAGGGAGCAGAGACAGAAATTATTCTTGGTGCCTCAAAAGAAAACCTTAACAAGTGTAAATACATTACTATGGAGTTTGACATTCGCTCTGGTAGACAAATGGGTGAAATGGTGCAAAAGCTTTCAGAAACACATCATGTCCGCACCATGGGATCTTGGGAACGTGGCGGTATGATTTGGGCGTGGCTCTATTAATGAAGTTAGGAATAATTGCTAGATCAGATAATACTGGTCTTGGTAATCAAACAAAAGTATTAGTAGACATGCTTAACCCTACAAAGGTTATGCTTATAAACTCTACATCATTCAATAAAAATAAACAACATCCAGAGTGGTATGAGAAATATGATTGCCAACATGTTCGTGGTTTTCCAAAACCTAGCGATATAAATATATTTCTTCGTGGTCTTGATGTCGTATTATCTTGTGAAACATTTTATAATAAAGACTTTATTAGTTTAGCTAGAAAAAGAAATGTCAAAACAGTACTTCAATATAATTATGAGTTTTTAGACAATCTACAGAGGCCAGAGTTGGATCTTCCAGACGTTCTTCTAGCACCCAGTTTATGGGGTTTTGAGGCCGTTACAGAGGCTTTTGGGAGTAAGTCTAGGGTTATTCACCTACCACCTCCAACTACCCATGAAAATTTTGCTAAGGTAAAGGCTAATAACTTAAGTAAAGACTATAAAAGATTATTGCATGTAGGTGGAAAAGCAGCACATTTAGATCGTAATGGAACAAATACAATAGTTGAGATGCTTAAATATTCTAAAACAGATTATGAAATTGTAATAAAATCTCAGTCTGAACTTAATATTGATATAAAAGATAGTCGTTTGTCTATAGATACCAAAAGTCCAGAAAACAGAGAAGATCTTTACTCTGGTTTTGATGCCATGATTCTTCCAAGAAGGTATGCAGGATTATGCCTTCCAATGAATGAGGCTTTGCTATCTGGACTACCAGTTTTTATGACAGATATATCACCAAACAACACGGTGCTTCCAAAAGAATGGTTGGTTAAATCTAACAAGATAGATCAATTTAGAGCAAGAACTCTAATTGATGTATATGAAGGTAATCCTAAAATGCTTGCTAAATTAATTGATGATTATGTTGTTAGTAATAAATTTGAGCAAAAACAAAAAGCATTTAATATTGGATATAATAATTTTTCTGTTGATATTTTAAAAGATAAATATATTGAAATATTAAAATAGGGCGCAACCCAAAAGGATCACGCCCTATCTTCGCCGAGCTATTTACTCAGACTTCTTCTTTCGTGGCTTTGCAGACTTTAATGCTTCTTCAACATCAGAAGCCTTTGGCAAACGACCGAATGCTGGATCGTTTGGATTAATTGCACGTGCCGCCACTGGAATAAGAGCACCAATTAGTGCTGCCCAAAGATCCTTTGGATCTGTTACTCCAGCAATGTATAGAGTTGACGCTGCACCTACTACTGAGCGAGCATATGATGCAAGCATTGCCTTATTTTTCTTACTTAGTTCCATTTTGTCCTCCTAGGATAGAACCCTAATTAGTATAGCATAGCCAGCCCATAATCCGATAATTCCTGCCACCCCTGCAAATACTGGCGGTGCTGGAACTGGCAATTTGAATGCTGCGAATACTACGCCACATCCAAAACCTGTTAGTACTGATAAAAATATTTCTTTCATTTTTCCCCCTGTGGATTATCTAACGGTGTAGGTGCGGTACAAAAAGCACCACAAGCATGACACTCTATATCTAAATGATACATCCCTATTGTATACGTTTCTGGGTCAAATGCAATTAGTGCTCTAAATAGTGTTCCACCACAATTTGGACACTCGCATGTAGGAATACCCCTAGCGTCTATCACTAAATTCCTCTGGAAGTAAAGTCTTTAACTTTTCAAACTCGGAACTAATACTCTCTAGAATCAGATAAAAACTTAATAAAATTTTCTTTATGGATATCTTCTTCTTCTTTTGTAGGTTTTTCATCAATAATAGATCTTAATATCTGGTTTGACTCATATAATTTTTGAAAACCATCCCGAAGAATAACCAATCTTTTTCTTGTATTAATATACAGCCAAAAAAATATAAGAGATGTAGCTCCTAAAACAAAATAAACAATATCCATAAACACCTCTTTCAATACTATTGTACTACTATTGTATGTTTATGTCAAACCATATGTTTTTTTGAAATCTACTCCAGCAAATTTTTCATATGCCCTTAAATGTCTATATTGGCCAGCACCAAAAATACCTTGCTCAATTCCACATAAAATTAACTTTTGTCTTTCTTTTGATTTTTGCTCTATTTCTTTCCAAGAAAGTTTTCTTATATTTTTGTCTTTCCATATTTTACTATAGTTTGCACGATTATAAAAATGATACACAATATTTTTTGATGGAGAATATATATCCCATCCTCTAGTCCAAGATCTCATAGCAAAACAAACCTCTTCTCCAAAAAAACTAATATCTGGATCATATGGAACCTCTTCTACAATATTTCCAGAAGTGAAAATAAAACCAGCAAGTACTGTGGACGACTGCTCTGGATTTTTTCTTTCGGTATCTATAAAATCTAATCTTTTAGCAGTCCATTCGTTTCGTTTATTTAAAGACGGCACTTGTCTTGTTGAATATGGTGGTTTAGTTTTGTCATTTTTAATAAAATATACTGAACTGTTTGGCTCAACATGAAATGGTGCTGGAAAGTAAGATAGTATTATTTTTTCATTTCTAGATAATGACTTTGCTAAATTATGTTGTTTGATACACTCCATATCCCAATTTTTTTCAAATATAGTATGTGAATCTATCTGTAAGTAATAGTCTTCGCCAGCATACTGGCTCATTGCAATTGATCTGGCATACCCTGCACCTTTTGCTTCTCTTGGATGCATTGTTATTAATTTTAAATTTTTTACCCATGACAAGTCTGGAATATCTTTTTCTAAATCTTGTATTATTACAGAAAAAACTAATTGATCTGGATTAAAAGCGTTATCAATAGCAGATTTGATAGTTCTGACTAATTCTGGATCACGATAACTTGCTATTGATATAAATATACTCATGATACGTGTGTTGGCCAATAATACTTACATGGTTCTTTGCGGTTTGGACAACATGGGGCATTATTAATACTATTAACTGCGTATTGAAAGTGTACATAGTAGATAGGATCTTTCTTAAAAAGATTGGCACGATGAGTAGTTACAATTCTAATCATTTTACTAGAATCTTGAAAATATAAAGGGGCTTGCTCTCCCCAGTATTCCCAGCACCGATCTTTAAGTCTATTTAGGTTTGCCTCGTTATTTTCTGTTTTAATACCACGGCGTTTTGCTTCAGCAACCATAGACTGAATATAATGCCACAGACCACGCTCATATCCTTTCCACATCAGTACTGCTGGATGATTACGCCACCCACCACTTTTAGACATACCAGATAAAACATTTAGTATCTGATAGCCTTCTAGAATCTGTTTATTAAGTCGTTTACTATCTAGCATTTTTGCAGATGTATCGTAGTCTGACTGTGGCAAAAATGTTTGCATTACTTTAATGGCTCCCTAGTTACTAACACTATAGCACCTTCCATTTCTAAAGCTTTTTTTAACATAGAAACATATTTAACGGCTTCTAATTTTTCATCATGAGTCATATTAACAAATGATCTTTCATCTAATTTTATCGTAAGAAAGCTATCATTGTCAATAAGATTTACTACAAAATTTTTGGGCGCCTGTATAGAATGAAAGGCCCTACGCATATTGTCTGTATACATTTTATTGATATATTTTTTTCTTCCACCATTGGGACTTATACGACCTAACAATTTTAGATAATAGTTTATGTTGCCTTAAAGAACTTTGCTCCGAACTATACTTTGTGTATTCACTATTCCAGTTTTCTCTTTTAAATGGAATTATTTGAGCTATAGGAGTACCCGCATCTATAATGCCCTCAAAATCTTTTTCTATAACAAATGGTAATAAAACAGCAAGAGGGTATCCATCAGTATCAACAACACCAGATAGTGTTTGAAATGGTAGGTCTAGTCTATTCATTGGATGTGTAAAAACACAAGAATATCCAGGGGGTGTTTCAACTTGAAACCTAAACTCCCATTTAAAAACTTTTTTATTAAACCTATCTGGAATTTCAAATCCCTCAAACTGTTCATCATTATGATGAGACACCATGTTAAGATTTTCATATCTCCAAGCAAAAAATGGATTACCGTCTGGCCTGCGGAATATTTGTAAGTCTGCAGGAAGAGTTATAGTATACCCAGAAGAAAGTGCATCTAGAAATGGCGAACATCTCTTATATGTTGAATTAGTTGCTGTTGGAAAATTCGGAATCAGCGATGGGGTTTTTTGATTTGAAACAAACTGCGGAGAGTCTTTATACCATTGCGGAATTGAACTTACAGAAGAATTAATATGTTTTACTGACTCCATTAAAGAATCATCTGGGTGAAATTTTATTTTTTTATACATTCTATATCTCCATTGTTAGTGCTTGCCATGTATAAGACCAATCTTTTTTAGTCTTATGATTATTGAATTCTTTAGACACTTCTCCACTTTCTAAGTAAATACCGCCCCAAACTCCCCATTCTTTACCAGATACGCCTACGGCAAAGCATGTTTTGGAAACAGGACATGTTCTACATAAAGAATCTACAAACTCTCTAGTTTCTACCATTTCCTCATATGTATCAAAAAATACATTAGTATCTGATCCTAAACAAAGAGCATCATCTTTCCATAGATGCTGTTTCATGTTTAGCCCCTATACTTGTTTGGTATATCCCATCCATTACGTGTAACCGAGTAAATGCGCTGTAAATACCAGACTCCATTAACTCTAACACCATTAATGGCAGTACGACCTGATTCAGATCGTTTAAGATCTCTTACATCCCAGCCAACCCAAGATAGCTCTTTATTTTTGGCCACAATTTTTTCCATTTTTTCTAAACTTGTTACTATCATTTTGCTCCTAATATCTAAAAATTCCAACTTCAATATTTTTTAATTCAGCTTCTGCTACTATTTTAGAGATTTGTTGTTTTGGACCACTAAAAAATGCAAAATAGTTTACATATTCCATATTTTCTAAAACCCAATCAGGCGAAACTTTATAGTTTTTAATCTTCATTCCACGAGACTTCATTCCTCTTTCAGAGAGGTTGCAAAACTCTATAACCATTGAATTTATTTTTATAGGTCCAAGCGTATAAATAATAAACTCTTTGTCACTGTCTTTCATTCCAGACATTGCTACACCCATACCACGCAAAAAAATATTGTAGTCGTTAAACTCTTTAGTCCCTTGAACCACTACTATCATGTTTTGACCCCCTAGTTATATTATCCAATATAATGAGCATTTTGTCAAGTTCTTTTTTAGGCATATTAAATATGTCTACTGGCTCGCCACTAGAAAAATCTGGACTGCCGTTAATTATTTTACAACTATAAAAAACATTATCTAATATCCAATATGCTTTATCGTCAAGTGTTAAAATTTTTATCTCCAAGCTTTCTTTTCTTTTTTTAGATTGAGATGCTTTTTTCTTATTGTTTTTATTATTTAAAAAATTTTTTATCATAGAGTGCGTATAGCTTTGTCTATGAATAGTATTATTTTTTGGTTTACTTTTACTATTTTTATATATAAAAAAAACCAAAAAAAATATAAAAAATAATATTTCAATCATTTATTTTTTCTTTTTATTTTTTGAAGATTCTATTTTATTTAATTTAATAATAGTTTTTTCTAAAGACTCTATTCTTGTGTGTGCTAATCCCAATTCTTTTTGAAATTTATCATTTAGATTTTTTTCATGTTCTTGAATTTTAGATGCAAAATCTTTTTTATTATTTATTTGAAGAACAAGATATTGCAGCTCTAAATCCGCAACTTTATTTTTATAATATCTAATTAATTCAGAATAATCTTGTGGTGTAAGATCGGACATAACTACCCCCTTTTATATTTTAAAAGCACTGCCTTCCCAAATTTTTTTTGCTTTCTTTTTTTCACGCTCTACTATTGACCGTGACCAAGAAAATCCAGCGTCTCCACCCCATGCATCCCACATAATTCTTCCATTAGATGGGTTACTAGTATTATAGAAGTCTTTTCCCTTTTTGTCAACTTCGTGACGAGAAAAGAAGGAATACATTCTTTTAACAGTATCAAGAGATAGCCCACGTCCAGCAACTATATCTGTGGCTCTACCCCATCCAACTGGGGTTCCAGCACCATTAGCCTTACCCTCTTCTTTCCAGCGTAATGCACGACGTGCAGCAGCTTTCATTCCAGAAGTTGGAGAATAAGTTTCTGACTTATGAAAATCTGATGGATTTACTATATTACTTCTTGTCATCTTTTTTATACTCTCCGTATTTTCCTAATACTGCTTTTATTGTTCCATCTTTACGAAGACGAACAATCATTCCATCTTTTATTTGAACTGCATTAAAACCACGATGTGGCTTATATGATCCTGATGACATAATTATAGATTCCTACCAAATTTAGACCATAATCTTTCATGAATATAGTATCCAATCGCTTCCCAACCAATATATAGTAATGCGCCCAAACTAGCATATTCCCATTCACCAGTAAATAAATAAATTACTCCAGTTACACCAATAAGATGAAATGACTCCCAACTAAATGTTTTTATTAAACTTTTTTTATTAGATTCCATTATTTTATAAATGGATTGAGATCAAATATTGATCCCGCCCACTCAGTCATTCCTTTCTTTGCAGAATTTCGCCAATCTTCTGGCAACATATCAACAGCATTTAATGCACGAGCACGACGAATAATATGTTGTTTTGCTGCTTCATAATTTTTTGCACGACCAACTGATCGAATAGCATTCATTAAATCTGAACGACTAGCAATTGGAAAAGATCCATCTGGCATTGCTGTTCCAGACTCTGCCATTCTCTCACGTGCTGCTGTAGAAAATTCTCTTTTATCCATATCTTCCATCTTGTATGTACCTCCACGGCGCTTATACTCTTGAACTACCCAACCATTTGCAACCGCAGATGGATATACATCAAACTTATCTTTAGCCTCTTGAACAATTCTTGCATATAATCTTGGATTAGATGGAGTAGAACCACCACGACGTGGCTTAATCATATCTCCATAATTTGGTTTTTTTGCTTTATTCATA